CGGACACGTGTCACCTGATTATATCAGGGCTTCCACTGGCTTATCCCCTTAGGGAATTGGCCAGGTTATACTAGACGCCGGTATCACTACCGGCACCCGTTCCAGCTTACCCTCTCTTACGAGAGACAAGGAGGTGTACTCACCGATCCCCAATGGACAACTTGGGGTCCACCGCTCCATATGGCGATAAAGCCACCCGCACTCCGAATCGAATCGGTCTGTGAGGTCTAGGCGCTTGGGAGCGCGTCGATAAAAAGCGATAAGATCGTGTCCACGTTTGTTACGGTAGAACCGCAAACGATGGTGGCATACGTCGGGAAAGTAGAGACCTTCGTTGGGGCCATACTCCAAAGGAATCTGGATTCTGTCGGCTTTCGCTAACAGGCCAGATATAGTCCGTAAAGGAGCATTGAACCTTTCGTCAAAGTCAAAATTACAACCTTGACGCGCCCACAACCGAACCTGGTTGTACAAACGATAAACCTCGCTTGCATCATCCAAGTCCGCCTTGCAATATACAGGCGTAACATCCAAACCATTGTGGAAGTGTTTACCACACGACTCACGAAAAGGCCCACGCCAAAATGACTTCTCCTGATTAAGCGAGAAGCCGCAGCGATTGAGAACACTCTCGAGAGCTCCACAGACACTCGTGGCGACTATAATATCATCGCCAAAAATGCCAACCCTGGTTTCCTTGGGCTTGAGCACATCGACCACGGCCTGTGTCAGGCAGTAGAAGACAAGTGACTCGAGTTCAAAGGTGAACCCATTACCCATGGAGGATACCTTCCGCATCGTACGCCAAATATCGCCGTCGAGGTAGCACGGCGACCGGAGCTCATAAATAAGCTCATACCACTTCCAAGGGAGCAGTATACGCAGTAACGCGAGAGATACCGAATCCGATGCTGCAGACAGGTCGATGGTCCCGAGACTTCCACTCACAGATCCAGCAAAAGCAAGACGCTGGTTGCGAGTTTGGTCATCGAGATCGATATTTACGACCCTTTTCAGCTGTTTCCGGATGATGTTACCTACGCCCTTCTGCAAAACCATATTCCCATCGGGTTCGATGAGGATGGCGCGCTTGGTCTTGTAGTTCTTCTCGACAAATTCTAGGCGCGAGCCCGGAACAATCTTGTAGAAAGACCTATCATGCGAGTAAGTTTCACTCGACAGAATCCCGGGATCTTCCCAGGCCACGTCGAGAACCTCGCACGACGCTTTAAGCGCGAGCAGATGACGCAGAGCTAGAGGTGTCACATGCAGCGATGGGCTTGCCCACCACTTAAGTGCTGGATGAGAATCCGAGCGACTGCGGCTCGTAGACGCACCACCAGTAAAGGAGCATTCCTGATACCACGATGAAGGCGGTTTAACCCCGAGTACCTCCGCAGCGATTTGACTCGCACGGATCAAGGTATTCCTCGCAAGCCAATCAAGACTTGAGAGTATTCCGTCCTTTTCAATGGTAGCACACCGTGCCTCAGAGTCATAGAAGGCTGCGCGAGCGGCCTCCTCAGTCTCTGGTCTGTCGACCTCGCGCTTGCGCGCGAGGTTGTAAGCGAACCAAGCATCCCTGAACGAGACACTTGGCAGCATGACAGAGGGCATATCGGGCGCCTTGGCATACAGACCGACTTCGTCGATCTGCGCCTCGGACCCAACAGCCTTCAGGAGGGCACGTAAAACGTGACATGTCTTGGTAGGCCTCATATGGGCTATCTCCATCAGCGAGGGCAGTTATTGCCCTAATTAAACAACGGCAGGTTTGATTTTTCGCGCTCACACACCAGTGGTGTAGAGCGACTTCACCTTGTCACTACTCGCAAGAGAAGCGAACATAGCGATGAAGTTCAGACCGGCATCGTTGCTTGCTGCGCGGACTGCACCGAGATCAAAAGATCCGATTTCCGTCCACAAGACACCTGGCACTCCAGTAGCTGGGATTGTCCCAACAGTCGGAACCGAGAGCTTCACAATAATGCGATTAACGGCTGCGTTCTCCTTGAGATTCAGAGTCAGGCGGGCGGTGTCCAGCAAGCTGGAACCGTTGTGGTAATAATGCTCGATGCTGCCAGTACGGCTGCCGAGAGTAAAAACCACGTCCGCGTTGTCTTTGTTTTTCAGGGTAATAGTAGTCATATTTTCACCTTCATATTAATAGGTGGCAGATACGCAGGCCTAGGGCCCTTGTACCTGAATGGCTTCATAGAAATTAATCTATTGGCCGGTTTAAGATAACGCTGGATCGCTAGCGCCCCGACTGTTATCGCCTTAGCGATAGTCAGGTTATTAGCGAAGAACAGCTCGTTGTCAGGGAAGTCCGTTAACGGAACCCTGGTGACACGCAACCATCGTTGAAACCCTTTTCCACTACCAGCTGTTGAAACAGAGGCCAAGTAAGGCCCATCAGCCAGTGTGGACGAAGTCCCTTCGACGGTGACCTCTTCAACCAACTCTTCCCACGTAGTAGTGTTACCGGTACGAAACCGGACACCGACGAGGGGATCCAATGCACGTATGAACGTGCCTAAGTTCGAGACGAACTCAGACAAGAACGATAACGGTACTAGATCGTAGACTGTCGCAAGGGGGTTGAAACCCCAATCACGGAGCTTTTGGGCTTCGGCGATCACTAGGTCTACAGAGATGGACGTCCGCGCCGAGTAACGAATCCTTGTTACCCGGTGTGCATTATACGCGACAGAATAACCAGACGCAGCATCGCCCCAAACAACAGGGATATTGCTGATATCTTCGTCAGAGCTGTCTTCTTTTGCACGGCGTCCTCTCCCAGTAACGACTATTGTTGCCGGCTGGCTGAGTAACTCAGCTGCACCTTTAACCTCATCAATCAATGGGAGTAGCCCAAACAACAGACCGAGATGCTCATTAGCTATATCTTTGGCGACACGTGATCGATCGCGCTTACGCGTTGAAATCCAACGTCGCAAATCTTTGGACTGACGTCCTCGGATAAGACTTGATAGCTGTTTCGCCTTACCTACAAGGTAAGTTACGGTCTCTTTACGCTCCGCGAGCAGAAGAGGGACGTTTACAAGTCCCCGACGCAAGTCGGCGTTCGCTGAAGTTTGTGACATCCCCGTAAGGAATGCCATTAGCTCCGGGTCCGGCGCGGGTAGAGCGTAAAGTGGGCTAAGGCCCACAAAGTACGAAACGTCGCCCAACCAAGATCTCGCAACAGCATGTTGCGAACCACAGTATTTCACTGTGGGTAGGTCGGTGGCATCATCAAAGAATGAGGTCGTTGAAAACTTCCCTGTAATGGGGATAACCTCAGTTACTTCTTTGATATACGACGTTGCATGGATGCGGTCGCCTTCAGATTTCGTAGCGCTGCTACTAATCTCCGGGACGTACCTCGTCATGCTCCGAGCTGGAGTGTCGACCGTGTAGGCATAACATTGCGGGTCCGAGGACTCATACGCATAATGCCCTTTAGTCGTCTCTGGCCCAATGGAGTAAACGATATCCATACTATTTTGTACCTCGCAAGCGAGTTGCAGAATAAAGCGGTAGTTAGCCGCAGTTCTCCGAGGGGGTCTCCCCC